ACAAGATTCTGCATGTTTTTTAATTCATCAGCTAGTTCTATATCCGCGTATTCTTGAGCTTCAGTTTCGGTTAAATTTTTTATAATATTTTTATGATCTGTCATTTAAAATCTATTTTCAAATCAACCTACCATAACTCTGCTTATTAAGCTATATAGGGTAAGTCTGGGACCCCTATGACCTTTTAGGGTGGGCCCCCGCCCGTTATATACAAGCTATTTGCAACCTGCAGTGGTACCTCTATTGATTGGGGTGGGCCCGCCCCGATGCACGAGCCGTGCAACCTGTGGTTGCGACCCATTATGGACATAGTGTCAAAGAATATCCTTGACACTATATGATGTGGTTAGTCTACTAATACCATGTAGGCTTTCGGATTCATTCTGCTAAATTTGTCGATTGCTTTTTGCATTATGTCGTATCGTTCTTCTAACTCAGCTAACTTAATAGATAAGTAGAGTTTATTCTCGTCCTCTGTTAGGTCAATACTTTGACCACTGAACGGGTTAGTTGTTTTAATCATAGTGTCCTTTCGTTTGTTATTCATAGTCCTATACTATCCCAGTATAGATACTGTGTCAAGTGTAATAATAAAGTATTATTATTGCACCCATAAACCCTATTACAAGTTCAATCATTATTGGTTCTCTTCCTCGAATGCCTCGATTGCGTCGCAATGGTCTGCATTACATTCTGCAACCCATTCGTTATGTATGTCGTCGCCACAATCAATGCACCATTTTTCTGCATTGTCATTAGAGTAGCTTGACCATTGGTCGTATGCTGTTTCCTCACCACAGCTATCACATTTGTTTGTCATATTATGTCCTTTCATTTTGTTTATCATATGTAGGATAATATATTATTCTGCCGTATTGTCAATCCCTCTTTTAGTTATAACCCAACTATTATAATAACCCTCACTATTTTTTTTAGGGTCGTTGATTGGTGTTTCAAGTGGCTCGTTTCGTGGTGCAAGTGCAACGATACGTTCTATGTTAGCATTTGCAAAATCATTATAACAACCATTGCTACAAAAATATTTATAGAACGAGTTTTTATTCCACTCAGTTAATTTTACTTTTCGAGTTCTTAGGACCTTGCTACCTTTACTTCCTCGGACTCGGTCCTGAGTACGTGACTCATGACACTTAGGACCATGACACCATTTATAATTACTCATATTTGACTCTCAAATTTCCAACAGCTGTTCTGTATGCGTCTGCGTCTAAGTCATAATATGTCATGCAAGGTTTATTATTTTTGCTTAACCATGTTTTACAATCATCAGTCCACTTTGCCTTACGCGTTATGAACGCACTATGCTTTTTTGCATAGTACGTCACATAAAAAGTTTTATTTTTTATCATCAAAACCCACTTGTTGTGTGATGATGTATGTTGTTGCCTCGTCGTCCAAAGTTTTTAGTGCTTTTATTTTTGCAACTGCCTCATTAAATGTGGCAATCGGTTTTCTTACTTTATCAACTGTGAAATAATCATCAGCGATTTTTGTCATTATGTAGTATTGCATTATGTCCTTTCATTGTTGTTAATATGGGATATTATATTATAATACCCCATACATGTCAAGTGTTAATTTACGCTCTCATATTCTTTTCTTGCTAATATTTTTGCCTCTCTCGTATTGGTTGATTGTTTATTTTTCATACCCTTAATCATGTTAGCCAGATTTGTAGGGTTATAAATTGTCAAGCCCGTTGAATTAGTTTTTACTAATTCTGCCTCGTCAACATTAATACCTAGTTCGGTTGCAAGCTCTATGCCCTCACTTAAATATCTGTATGCTTTCAAGCCTATCTTTAATTGGTCGCATTGTTTCATTATAGAGTTTATCCACGTTTGATGAGTGCTAACAACTTTAGATTTAGCCATTCGCCATTGTTCAAACAACTCATATTCGTTTTTAGTACAAGCTATGGCACGACTTCTGCAATAAGAAGTTCCAATCACATCAGCATAGAATGGTGCGTTGAAATCTTTAGTCATTCCGATTTCATAGTCGTTGCTATCAGAATAACTACTTCCACTTTTGCCTAGTTCCTTATTACACATATCAATATGCTTTGTTTTATGTGGGTTGCTATCCTTACCTGATTGTTGTGCTATAATATCAGGGTTGCAACCTTTGGCTTTTAGTTCTTCTCTAAAATATGCGTGAGCAAAATGGTCGGTATCTTCTTGACCACTATACTCGTTGCCATTTAGATTACCATATAAACCAAAATCAAAATGTGATTTAGTTTCTGTCTTTTCGCCCTCGTCATCTACATCTTCATTATGTGCAAAGTAAAAGCATTTATCTTTTGCAACTACATCACATGGTTGACCATACTTCTTTTTAAATGTACGCAAGGTTGCTACATCTTCTTTTGGATATGACCTTTCAACAACTGCTTTTGCAAGTTCAAAACCCAATTTTTGTTGGTCGTTGAAATCTTCTCTAGCTTGTAAAAATGCTTGTTGCTCTTGCGTTTCTTCTTTTTCGAATACATCTTTAATTCTATTATAGAATTTGTTTCTGTATTCGGTGTTCATTCTTATTTTAGACATTATGTCCTTTCGGTTAGTTATTAATAATTATTTTTATATACCACTTGACAAACTATGTCAATAGGATTATATAAGATTAAGTATTACAAGTTAATAGCTTGTAGTCCTTTCGGGTTTAACCTAGGTTTTATAGTCCTAGGCTTGAGCCCTGGTCCATTGGGCGTTGACTAGCGTTAAACGACGTTCGGATGATGCAAACAAGTCTGGGTAGTTTGCCACTTGTTGTTAGTTCGGTCTCAATGGACTTGGGGTCAAGTAGGCAAAAATAGGGGCGCAGCCCCACAGGTTTTTTGGTAACTGGTGATTGGTGAAATCAACACGTTAAAAAAGGAAGGCTTACCAAGTGCTTGACCAAAAAAATTCTCTAAAAAAAAATAAGCTTCAAGCCGCAAGCCACAAGCTAGGGTGGGCCCGCCCGGAATAATTTATAGGGTGGGCCCGCCCCATAAATTTTTATACTAACCGCCATCCCCAACCACCTGCCAAGTATAGGATATTATGAGAGATAAGTCAAGAAGTTTATTTTTACTTATACACATTGACAGTAGACCTGGGATCTTATAGGATGTATTTATATCCCGTTTGGTGGTATCCGGATAAAAAAACTCAAACCACCATGACAACAATGAAAGGATAAAATGGAAAAAGAAGCAAACAAATACTATAATGACTTATTGAAAGACAATATAGTAAGAATAGCCAATGCGATGGAAGGGCAATCTATGACTCTAGATGACAATCTAGTAAGAATCGCGGATGCGATGGAAGAGATCCTACGCCTGGTGAAGGAAGATCAGGCACAATACAAAAAGAAAGAAGAAGATGAAACTAAGTAAACTAATTAAAAAAGTAAATAAAGAAAACGCCCCGCCGGATGGCTGGAAGGCTTCCGATGCTATTAGTAAAGCAATCAATTGGGATAAGTTAAACGATCCTGAAGTGTTAAAACAATTAGAGAAAATCTTTAATGAAAAGAATTAAACACAACAACCTGCTGCCATGGTTTACGGACGACCATGGCAAGCTTCCGGCCGGGTACTTGAAGAGCGTAGAAAAATTTTTAATAAGCTACAAGCTGCAAGCAAGGGTGGGCCCGCCCCATAATGTACAAGGGCACAAGGAAAAAAATAAAAAACAATAGTTGACAAGCTCCTTAACATAGGATATTAAAGGACCCATAACAGGTGATAGTAATTTGAGATATGCGGTTGGTCTGAGCCAGTTTTAAAAAACTCGTGTTAATTACAATGTTCGCAATAACCTGGTTATAACTAGAAAGGGATAACATGAAAAAACTAAACGAAGTTATATATTTAAAGTCAGATGCAATTGTTTTAAATAAGGATCAAATAGATCCATTTGAAAATCTTATTGGTGATATAAATGACCAACTAGAAAAAAAAGGCATGCTGCTGTGTTATTGTTATGATAAACTAAAAAACAATAAAGCTAAAATTCACGGTTGGGATCTAAGACCCTATCCCGAACCAAAATAATGAAAGGTATAAATTATGAAAGTAAAAGACGCCGTAAAAATAACACACACACTATCGAAGCCCGGCAAGATGCCTGGACCAGCATATAGCATAAGTGCCAAAAATTGTATAACAGGTGCGAAGCTTGCAAAGGTACCTGGCAGCGTATGTGCTGGATGCTATGCTCTTAAGGGCCGTTACATGTTCAAGAATACAAAATCAGCTCACCAATTACGCCAGGAATCGCTGGACCATCCGCAATGGGTGGAGGCTATGGCTGTACAAATTAAATCGCATAAGTGGTTCAGATGGCATGACGCTGGAGACCTTCAGAGCGTGCAGCATCTTAAAAATATAATTGAAGTTTGTAGACTCACACCGGGGACGCAACACTGGTTGCCCACACGTGAAGCTCAAATATTAAAAGAGTTTACGCCGGAAATGATTCCAACAAATTTAATTATTAGACTAAGTTCACACATGATTAACCAGGGACCGGTGAAGCAATGGCCTCACACATCAACCGTTACAGATGGAGAAGGCAGGACCTGCCCGGCCCCGGACCAGGGCGGTATATGTGGAAGCTGTAGAAGCTGCTGGAATAAAGACACAAAAAACGTTTGTTATGGTAAACACTAAACACCAACCCGCAATAGATTATCATCACAATCAATGGTGCCGGGATAATGGATACGAAACTATAGGCTACAAGCCAGGGCCCGGGCGTCCTAAAAAAAAGATCACAAGCCCACAAGCACAGATTCGCAAGCGTCCAAGCCTTCGGCCAAGGGTGGGCCCGCCCCGTTAATTCCCAAGTTTACA